TTCATCTTGGCTCCACAATTAATGTTTCAATATTAGCAGCAATATCAGCATTAATATCTAATAGTACTGTAAAAACTCTTTCGGCATCTGAATAGATAATATATCCAGGTTGATCAAATGTTATTTTTGAAAACAAACGCTTTTTAGTTTGACCTTTATGCATCGTTTCATACATGTTATCCGATTTAATATTTATACGATGATTAAATATTTCTTTACCATCTTTATCTTTACCAATAATTGATATAGGCATCTCAGAATATATTGGCATCTTTTTAAATCCACCTGCTAAATCATAACAATAGTCTACACTCTTAAATACAGTTTTAGCAAAACATACCATAGACGTATTGTCTGTTGGATAGTCTACTTTTATTGCTGAGTGTGCAACACTTCCAAGTACTGCACCAACTGGTCCATAAGCGTTTAGTATATTAAATGCACCTGAAGCAATATTATCATTTAAATCTGTATGTGTTTTACCTTCGTCTTGAGTTGAAAGTACAAATGTTTCTAGATCACTAACCCATTTAGGTTGCCATTGAATCGTACCATTTATTATAAATTGGTATTTGCGTTCTTTTGGATCTATACGAACTGAATTAATCTTCATATTAAATGCTTTACGAGGATCGTCTAACTCTTCTATGATAGCTCTTCTGCTATTATAGTTATCAATTTGTGGCTTAAATTGAGACATATCAATTGTATTGCCACCTACATGTAAACTATTATCCTTAATACGTTCAACATCAGCTTTAATGGTTACTCGATCATTCTTATATTCAAGTACATCATATGATTTAATATAACCACCATGATATTCTTTAACTTTTTCAAAAACCGAATCATCAGTCTGCCATTCTCTACCACCGATAATAAATGTACCAACAACATTTTCAATGGCAGCTAATTTAGCATTCCTTACAGCTGATTCAAAATCATCTCCATATCCATCTACAGTTACTACTTCTGCAGAAAGTGCTGAAGCGTATAATAAACTACTCAGTATACAGAATTTCTTCAGTAATCTCATCGGTTTTTTCATAAGTGTCCTCAACATAAGTTTTTGCAGATTCTAGTCCTGATATCATTTTACTTATAGATTCAGATACGCCATACATTCCAAAGTAAAATCCTAAAGCAAATATAACAATGAGTTGTACCATATTATACTCCGTCCATTTGAGCTCTGATAACATGAGCAGCATTAATAGCTTTCTTAGATACACGTACTGTTACTGCAACCATATCTACATTTGGATTAATTGCTCGTACACTAATAACTGCACCTTTTAATATTCCATTAGTACTTTCATTGATGGTTTGCTTAACACTTTGTGCAACCTTTGTAGCTCTATTGCGTTCTTCTTGATTAGCAACACTATTCACTAATTTGTTTTCAGTAACAGCATCACCAAAGATATCATTCTCAGTTACAGGAACTGTATCATCACTACTACCATTTTTAACAACATCATTTAATATTGTTTTAGATACATTCTCAACAAACTTTTCTGTTTTAACTGAGTTGTTTAAGAATTCAACTAGATTTGCACGAGCTCTCATTGAAGCAACTAAAAAAGCTTCTTCTCTAGAGTTGGCATGATTAAAATTAACTGGTGATGTTGCGGTAGATTCAATGGTTAACCATTCAGCTCCGTTTTCATCAAACTCCAATGTAATTTTTCCACTATCTTCTAAGAACGTTACTTCCTGTTCTTTGATTTCAGGAGCAGCCTCGAGTGGGTTTTCAATAACTGTTACTGTTTCTTTCTGATCTAACATCGAGCAACCAGTTGCAAAAACAATTGCTACTGCTGCTACTATAGGTTTCAACTTCATATACTTCTCCTTGCGATTAAAATATCTAAATCTGATGTAGTTAATGGTCCAATAGAATCTATTGCTTTTCTATCAGGCATTTCTAAATCAATCCACTTTTCCCAATCATTTTGCCTTGGAATATCATACGGTGACCAATCCATCCAAATCGAATGACCATCTTTTATTGCATAGTGCAATATCTTTGCGTTATCGTCTTCAATTAATAATTCACTATCGTACGAATAACCTTTATATGATTCTGGATTAAACATTATTTAATTCCTCCTGGAGGTGTTAAATCGGGTGTAATACAATGTGCAGCTTTTGCTTTAGGATAAAGATTGTGAACCACAGCCATACCTTGTTCACATGTTGCAAACTCACCAACTACGATCGGATATCCATTGTACGGTACTGCCATCCATACATATACAATAAACGTTAGCACTATCCTCTCCTCATTTTAGCTTGATCTTCTGCATCTTCTTGTCGAAATACTGGGACTGAATTAGATTTATGCAATTGACCGATACCGATCATACTATTACCAGTATAATATTGCGGATTTTTTTTAGTAGTTGAACCAAGGTTAGAATTTTTACTTGGATATTGTTTAGTTTCTCGGTGGAATATTCCAGATGCAACAAGATTAAACTGAGTTTCTATAGGTTTGATTTCAACCTTAGAAGGTTTAGTTTGTGGTTTAGCCTTTTTACTTTTACGTAAAGGCTTGTACGTATTATTCACATATATCATCATAATAACTTCCTCACTTTTGCATTTAATATAACCATTATACAACGAACACTAATTAAAGTACACTCTTTTATGAGTTATTTGACATCTGCTGACGTGCATATAATTCAGCCTCTTCTGGACTAAGTCCTTCATCCAGACCTTGTTCGTAGTACATTTCTAGTAATTCTGTGTTAGGATCAAAGCTCATATTATTTTCTCCAGGCAGCAAGAGTTATTTTAGCTTCTTTATTAAACTCAGCATTAGTACATTCAGAAAAATCGAATCCAGAGGCTTCCATTCTACCTTGAATCTGTAGTGCATCTTCAACCTTAATACCTAATAATTTTGCAATGTCCATAGTTACTTTATTCATTTTTACTCTCTCCATTTAATCAATCTATAATTAATTATACAATAAATACGAATTAAAGTACACAGTTATTTTAGCTAATTGGCATTTCATTTGCACCAGCTATTACTATACCAGCACCGAATATGGAATTGTATTGATTGAGCATTTCTTTACCAGGAACACCAAACGAGGCCACAGCAGCATCTCTGATCTCGATATCACCTTCAACGTATGGCATATATGGAGCTAATCCAGCACCTAAACCTTTTTCTGTTTGCTGATATATGATTGAAGTTGCATTTTTTACTACATGTAAAGCATCTATTGTTGTTACTTCACCAATAACTTCTTCACCACTCATTAATTTCAAAATTTTAACATTACTCATATGTATCCCTATAGTCTTTTTCAATTAGAAAGTCTAGATAAAATAATGCAGTATCTAGGTCTGCAAAGTATCGTACAAAGAATCCTTTAGGCTTTTGTACATTATTTCCTACAACTAAACAGCCAGTCTTATTAACCACTGATATTTTAAATTGATAATTGCCACGCTTTAAAAATGGATATGATGTTAAGTGTATACTGTTTGGTCTGTCTGACATTATGTATTTGTGTCTAGAAATACTTGTAATTCAGAATCTTTAAGATACCCAGTTTTTGTAGCAACTGTAGTATCATCATTAGTTAATACTAAATTTGGTACACCTCTAACATTATGCTGGATTGCTATGTCTTGGAATTTTTCAATGTCAATTTTAACTACTGGAATATCACTTGCATATGTTTCCAATACGGTTGCCATCATCTTACACGGTTGACACCATGTTGCATAAAAGTCTAATAAGACAAATCCTTTTTGCAATTCTGCTAGTTGGTCGGCTGATTCTAATTCTGTTATTTTCAATACGTTCTCCAAAAAGAAGGGGAGACATGCTCCCCATTCTATTAATCTTCAGTTAAAAGTTCTGATTTAAAAAAGTTTAGATCTTTTTCTATTTCCACTTTGCGTGGTTTTTTAGAATCAGGAATAACGTTTTCTAAACCAATGCTCAAGATACCATTTTTATAAACAGCACCACGTACTTCGACCGTGTCGATAATATGGATTTGTTTACAGAATGATCTTGTACCAATACCTTTGTGCAAATAGTTTACTGTTTCATCGTTAGGTTTTTTTTCACCTTTGATTGTTAGTAATCCATCTTCAACGGTAATGTCAATTTCATCCTCATCAAAACCAGCAACTGCAAGCTCAACTGAGTACTTGTATTCGTCTAGTTTAATAATGTTATGAGGTGGGAATTTTTCTGCGGTATGATTAATGGTTGAATCTAGCATAGCTTCTAGATCGTTAAACATTCTATCAAAACCAAGGGTGGTTGGATACAGAGATCCAAATTGAACTTTCGCCATAGTATTTCTCCTTTAATAAGCGAGTTTTAAAAATATATTACCCCGAAGGCATAATACAAATCTATTTATACATCATTATGCTGAAATTCATCTAAAGCTTGATTAATTGGTTTAAATTCATATTTATTTAGCTTTTGATTTTTTGCATCTAATTTATTTCTGCTAACTGCTATTTCTCTAGCACGAGCTGCAGCTAATACAATTAAGTTGTACACACTATTTTCGGTATTTTCTGCCGCTTTTTGTATATTTATTTCTCTAATGTGTTTGTGTTTTGCTCTAGTTTGGTCTGACATTCAAATTCTCCATATTATAAAGTTGAACCACATGATTGGCATAATACTGGTGGTGGTTCTTTATCCATCTGTTGCTTAAACTTACATTTAGGGCATTTGATACCAAAGATTCTATCAAAGTTATCATCAAACTGTCTACTATGAGGTTTACTTTTAATAAAGTCTCCAGTAATATCGTTCTTAGCTGCCATGTTAGTACATCTTTTTAGGAAGCTGTTTGGATTCTAATTTCTTTTTCCAACGTTTAACTGCTTGGCTTTTAGCCCTCTTACGAGCTGTAGTTGGTTTTTCGTAAGCTTCTTTTTCTCTTAATTCAATAAGCAATCCAGAATCTTGAACTTTCTTTTTAAATTTGCGTAGAGCTTTTTCTATTTGGCCGGGTTGTACTTCTACATATAAGCCTTTAACTTCTACTTCTTGCTTTGGCTTACTAAATCTTTTTTTATTTTGAATAGCTATGATACTTCTCCTTTTTTCAATTCATAATACATTATAAACTATTAATTAATTAAAGTACAATAATATTTATGGGGTTTTGTACAGCTTACCCCAGCTGCCTAACGGTCCTAAGGTTAGGACCAAACAAAAAAGGGAACCTAAGTTCCCTCTTTTAATACTTATACGTTAAACAATTACTTGTTCATTACGTAAAGTGTAACTTCAAATCCAAATCTCATCTCTGTTGCGTGAGGTTTCGTCCACATAATAGTTCTCCTTGTTTATAAAATTTATATAAACTCATATCGAAAGAGATGTTATTACTAACAAAGGTCTTTCTTGAGGCCTATTTACATCATATAAGAATTAACTTATACCCAACTATATATAACATACTTTTAATATTTGACTAGTTAAAAGTATTAAAAACTAGTAATCCAGGAATTATCCCTCTGCAGTTGCAGTAACAGATTCACCCCCTTCTTTTTGGTCTCCAGTAGCAGCTTCTTGCTCTGCCAACTGGGATTCGCCTTGTTGTTTAATTTTGGCGATTAGTACAGCAATTTCATCGAAAGGATGTTTGCCAAGCGAACGTAAGATAAGGTTCACTTCAGTTACTTCTAAGTCTAACTTAATACTCATTACAATTTACTCCGTTTTGTTTCGTTTAACTCCGCCGATATTATACTTAGGAACAAGTTCCCATTCACTTTTCTCTTTATAAGATACTACCTTAATTTGAGATAGTGACGCTTTGGGTTCTGCCTTAGATTTATCTAGAATCTTGAGCAAACCCCAATCTTGTAATAACTCAGCAATACAATTCCTACGTTCTATGTCGGACATAGAAATATCACTTTGTTTTCCATCTAAAGCAAATAGCTCTTTGAAATGGACAATAAAGTATCTGCCTTGTTTATGTAGTATGTGACATGATTGGAAAAGTTTATTATCTTTTCTAGAAGCTATACCGATGCGGGTTAGAGTTTCTCTGACCTTAAGAAAATTGTCTGGTTCTATCAAGTCAATTTCCAACATCGCGTCGGGCGTCCAATCATAATATATAATAGTTGTCATTTTATTTCACTTTTGTATTTTAGTACATATATTTATATATGTTTTAATCTCTACCGCCAGTTTCATATGATAATCTTAACTCTTCCATTGCTTCATTTGAGAGTAAATCATGTACTTCATATGCTTTGCGTTCTGATATATTATAATGTTTTATTAATAATTTAATTACTTCGCCTATATTATCTTTTTTGTGCCACTTACTAAACCGTTTCTTTTTATATATAGAATTCTTAAGAAATTCAAATTGCCATTTCTTTTCAGCATGTGCTCTTTGATTCATCTCATTTGCATAGAGTATAGTATCAGGAAAGAATGATAACCCTTTATTTATGATAAAAGCATTATAGTCTTTATGCGCTTGAGGATCTTCAAACATATCTTTTTTTGTATCATTTATGGCTTTTAAGAAGTCAAATGGGTTCATTTTTTTGTTATTTCCGCAATTTGTGATGCATTACACACGAATACTGTATTTGGATAATTCTTTTCTAATGTAACTTGGATATCTTCATAAGAATCACCTTGTGCAAGATATGTCCCGTTATTTTTATCGTAGCAATAGATAATATCATTTTCTTTTATAAAATCTATTCGTATTTTTTGAATAACAAGTGTTGGTGATGATTCTTGTGCTTCAGCTTCTTCCACCATGAGTTTCACTTTTTGCATTAATGCAGATCGTAATGCACACCAGCCACATATAAAACCTATAATAAATCCAATTATTAAATTTTCCATACCTATCCCTATTTAAACTTACACTGCGCCATAGTTTCTGTAAGTGCTGCCATTAAATTAAGTTCTTGATCAGAAACAAATGCTGATTTATATTGATAGTCTGCTAAGATCAATACCAATTGTGGAATACTATTTGCTTCAATGTTACTTGATGCTGAATCATAAAGTTGTCTAAATATATTTATACTATCACTATCACCGTTTTTAGCAACCCACTTTCTTACTTCAGTAAAGTTTTTATCTTTAAGATTTTTAATTAGTCCTTTAAAAGATTCTTCAGTAACATTCAATAAAATACCTGAATCAATCTTACCTGTAACAGAATATCTCTGTAACTCATTAATGATTCTTCTATAGTCTGGGAAATGCTTTGTAATCATTTCAACTATAGGTTTAGGATTGTGTTCAATGTTTTCTTCTTTTAAGATATATTGTACACGTTTAAAGAAAGATGCTGCAATCTCTTGCTTATCTTTATTTTCTATTTTAAAATCTACAACTGCACATCTTGAGTGTAAAGGATCTATAATTCGATTCTTAAAGTTGCATGTAAAGATAAACCGACAATTATTAGAAAATTCTTCTATGAAAGCTCTTAGTGCTGGTTGAGTTGAGTTTGGATTTAGGTAGTCTGCTTCATCTAGAATAACAACCTTTTTAGCATCAGTTAATGATACTGTTGAAGCAAAACTTTTGATTTTGGTTCTGAGTGTATCAATACCGGATTCTTCTGAGCCGTTAATAAGGATGAACTCAGCACCAATCTCATTGCATAATGCCTTGGCTACAGTTGTTTTACCGATACCAGGGCCTCCACTAAATAAGAAATTGGGGAGTTCACCACTTGATATAAATTGCTGAAATGTATCTTTTAATTCACGAGGTAATATACAATCCTCTACACGTTGGGGTCTATATTTCTCCACCCATAAGTATTCTTGTACCATTCACTTTCTCCATAATATAATTCATTATAACTTATTACTTAATTAAAGTACATTTATACTTGAAACGCTGAATCAGCTTCAACTGCAACATAATATACTAAATCACTATTCTTTGCAGTAAAGCGAGATATTTTCTTAGAAGAGATTGATACATCATAATCACCAGGTAACATTCTTAAATTATCTATTTTAAGATTAACTTTAAAGTCCAAGTTAGTTGAACCAATCTCATGACTAAAATTATTGGCAGATAGATTCTTTTTATCTGCCACATTAACTGTGATGGTACTTCCATTTCCAACAAAGGAAACATCCTCAGATTTTAGGATTGGAGCAGTTTTCATTATCATAGTAAGAGTAGAAGCTTCGAGAGAGAGAGAGATTTCAGCTTCTGGAAAGACGATGTCTTTCGTAGGGACTACCATGTTATTCACCGCTGCTCCAAAGTATTTGATAGCATTTTTGCCTTCTTTTATAGTGACATACTTGCTATCGAACTCTAGTTCGGGATCATCAAATAATGATAATGCACCGAGAAATTCATTGACATCATAGATACCAAATTCATTAGGAAAGACTTCAGGAACCGATACTGTCGACATAATTGTTTTAGCTACTGATATAGTAGATAAATTACTACCTTCTTTTATTAATAAGTTACTATTAATTCCTGCATAATTTTTAATTACATTCAATGTTTCTTTTGATAATTTCATTTTGTTTCCTCATAATCTAGTTCAGTCATAAACATTATACAACACAAAGCGTGTGCTAAGTGTGTAATTCCAGTTTCAGTGTCATATTGCTCACCTTCTTTATACGCCCACATGTGTCTCATTGCTGCGTCAAAATATCTTCTATTTGCATCTGGTACCCTTTTCCAATTATCTGGTTCATATTTTTCTGCACCAATTGTAAGTACCTTTACCATTTCTCTTAATGCTATTGGTGGAATTAATCCATACTGTAGTTTGCCACCATCAAACTTTCTACCTCCAGTGTGATCTTTAGATTGTGATTGTTTTAAAATATCTTTATTCATAGTCACCTCTCCTTAGGATTACTGATAACCCTAAAGGGAGGTGGCTTTGCGCCACCTCAATATCTAAAAGAGTCTTAGAATTTTTAATCACTTTGCACGAAATGCTGCAGCAATCATTGCTCTTGAAGGCTTACCAATACGGTATTTTGATGAAGGGGTTCCGTCCCATAGTTTTACAGGATTATTATATACCGCATAACCTTTTAAACGAATTGCCCGAATTGCAGCAGACGGATTAGCTAGACCAAATTTGCCTGTGATTTCTTTTGCAGTTACAGCATTACCTTTAACCAAGTGATTGATTAATTTCTGTGTTGAACTCATATATTGCTCCTCAAATTGTCGCTATTTAAAATGATCTTTGTAAAAGCGCGACTTATTTTACTGATCATAGTATCATTATATACTATTAATGAATTA